GTTTGTGAAATAGATTCAGAACTCATGTACATTTGGGCGACAGACGTAGCAACAAAAACGTTGACAGTTCAAAGAGGATTCAATAACACAACAGCCGCAGCACACACCGCTGGTGCCGTAATCACTATCAACCCAAGGTTCCCTCGGGCACAAATATTGGAAGCAGTTAACGACGAACTATCAGATTTGTCGTCACCGATGCACGGACTGTTTCAAGTGAAAACTTTGAACATCGACTACAACGGTTCTGATGCGATGATAGACCTAACGAATGTGACAAGTATCATAGATTTGTTAACAGTTTCGGTTAGGTATATGACAGACGACTACCCTATTGCCCGCAAAATTCGTCTTATTCGCGACCTACCAACAGATGACTTCCCATCAGGGTTTGCTTTACGTTTTGACCAAGCAGTATTCCCAGGGCGTCTACGTGTCGTCTACAAAGCCGCATACACGGCAGCAGCCACAGAAGCAACAGACATCAACAGCGGATGCGGTGTACAAGAAACAGTCACAGACATTGTTGCTTTGGGCGCACAAATACGGTTGATGTCACCACGCGAAGTGAAACGAAATTTCACAGAATCACAAGGCGATACACGCCGCGCAGAAGAAGTTTCTATGGGTGCTGTCGCTAACAGCATCACAAGTCTTATCAGGTTGCGTCGTGACCGTATCCAAGCAGAAGCAGCACGTCTAGCGAGAGCATACCCAACGTTCTTATCTAAGGATTAAACGGTGACAACGCTTCTACGTTTCACCGATGCGTTTCGACCAGCGCCACGTTTCTTCGCAGGTGGAACAACAACACAACTCGTACCAGATATCTTCCCAATTGCCATCAACGGCAGACCATACCTAATCGACCAAAAAGCGGGAACATTCACTAGAGGTTTCGAGCCACGTGTCCGAGATTCGGTAGACCAATCAACAAGCCCAGGCGAAGCAGCAATCAACCCGCAAGGATTATGGCGTCGAGGTGAAGCATCATGGCATTTCGGTGCAGGTCAAAAGTATGCTGACACAGCCGAAGCACAAGACTACCGTTACTTCTCAAGCAAAGGTGTGAACCCTTGGTCCAAAGGACAGTTAACTTTGCTGAACGCAACAAAGCAATCCTATTCGTCAGCGAACACAAACCTGCAAGTGGTTGTAGCAAACAACGAACTATATATGTTAGATGGGCAAACTGTCCGCTACTCATCCAACCCTTTCGCCGCGTCACCAACATGGACATCGGTAACAGGTTTGCCTGCGCTCACCCCACGAGACATCGCATCAGACGGCACAAACGTCTATCTGACATACGCTGGCACAACAAGCAGTTTCGGGCTTTGGAAAGTAAACGCAAGCCACACCGCATCAAACGTTGCTTACGGTCACCAATTCTATTATGTTGATTTCGTTAAAGGACATTTGCTTATATCAGGTGATTCAGGTGCAGGCGCAACAGACCTCTACTATGACCCATCAGGTAACGTCGGCGGCGACGATTACGTTCATCCGATATCAACATGGAATTGGGTAAGTTTTGCTTCAGGTCAAAACGCCATCTATGTTGCAGGATACTCAGGCGACCGTGGAGCAATCTACAAAATTACTATCACCTCAGCAGGCGTACTCGACCAACCAGTAGTTGCACTAGAACTACCAACAGGTGAAATACCTAAATGTATATACGGATATTTGGGTGCAATCATTATCGGAACAAACAAAGGTGTCCGATACTCGACAGCGGACAGCGCAGGGAACCTCACCGCTGGCGCCCTAATCCCAACAACAGGCGACGTCGTATCGTTCACAGCCGAAGACAAATACGTGTGGTTCACATGGTCACAATACGACAGCACATCCACAGGTTTAGGCAGATTAGACCTATCAACATTTATCGCAACAAATACCCCAGCGCACGCATCAGATTTGATGCACACATCAACAGCGAACGTGCTATCATGCGCCACCTACGATAACAAACGGGTGTTCGCAGTATCAGCCGCAGGTGTCTACGTGGAAGACACAGCGAACTATGTGACAGAAGGAGAAATTGTTACGGGCATCTACCGTTGGGGTATCCCAGACCGCAAATTCGTAGCCAAGTTCGATATCCGAACCACCCCACTATACGGCACAGTCACCCCATACATATCGTCAGATTCGGGCGACTACACATCGATGACCCCCCACGAAAAAGCGCTAACCACAGAATCGGTTGCGACAGGTCCGCAAGCCAAATTCATTGAAGCCAAATTTAAACTAGTTCTCGCCAGAGGGTCAGCGACAACAGCACCAACCCTTACCCGTTGGATGGCTAGAGCATACGCATCCCCAGCCCGAAGCCAAGTTTTCCGTGTCCCAATCCTCATGCACCACCGCCTCAGGGTACATGACACCGAATACTATTTTGATGTAGAATCAGAACTACAAGCACTACGGGATTTGGTAACAAACCCTATAGTGGTAAACTATCAAGAGAACACGGAAACGTATTCTGTGGTAGTTGAAGATTTAGAATTTCAGGTGATAGACGGATACCAGCAAAACTGGGATTTGGAAGGAACCTGTACTGTTACAATGCGTTCGGTTCAAGATTAGGAGTATAGATGGCAGCAGTTACTAGACGGTCTTATGCGGGTGCGGCTCCAGCGTGTACGTTAACGAACGCTATCACGTCTGGTGACACAACAGCGCTTCTCACGGGAACTGTAACAGCGTGGAATAACACCGCTACTGGTCCGTTCTTCATGGTGATTGACCCAGGTTTGGCTACCGAAGAAAAAGTTTTGGTTGGTTCACGGACAGGTTCGTCGCTTTCATCTATCACTCGTGGCGTTGACGGCACTACTGCCGCTTCACATAACGCAGGCGCTACCTGCTACCCAGTTTTCACAGCAACTGACGCTGACGAAGCGAACACTTTGGCGTCGACGATGACCACTCGTGGTGATTTGTTGACGATGGGTTCTGGACCTACAGTTGCCCGAATCCCTATCGGCACTAACGGTTATGTGCTAACTTCTGATGGTACGGATGCTGCTTGGGCTGTTCTTCCGCCGAGTGTTGCTGGTGACAGCGACCAGTTGGTTATAGGTTCACAGGTATTCGCTTAATATAGGAGAGACATGGCAACATTCACTAAAAAAATTCTTTCAGGTAGCACAGACGGCAAAGCCGTCAAGGTTGCTGCTACTGCTACTGCTGGCACAACGATTCATACTGGTTCAACAACAACCACGACTCTTGATGAGGTTTGGATTTATGCAGTAAACAGTTCTGCGTCGTCGGTTAAGTTGACGATTGAGTGGGGCGAGGCTACTGCACCTGATGGCAATATCGAGGTTACTGTTCAGCCTGAGGCTGGTTTGGTGACTGTGATTCCTGGTTTGTTGATTAAAGGTAATGCGACTGCGCTTGTGGTTAAGGCTTTTGCTGCGACAGCGAATGTGATTTGTATTCACGGTTTCGTTAATCAGATTACGGTTTAACTATGCCGAACAGGCGTGAACTTGGTTATGTTAGTGCTGGAAGCACAAGCACCGTATATGTAACTGGTGATATTACTGTTGATTACCTTGTTTTGGGTGGCGGTGGTTCAGGTGGTGGTTCTAGTGTGTCAAATGGTCTCGGTGGTGGTGGTGGTAGTGGTGGTATGACTTGTAGCGTTACCGCATCAGGTGGTGGTGCTTCAGCAATGTCCGCTGTTAATGTTCAAAAATCTACTAATTATGCTTGTCAAGTTGGTGCGGGTGGTGCTGCAAATACAACCAACAAAGTTGGCAATATGGGCAACACAAGTTTTTTTGCGGGAGTGTTGGCTGTTGGTGGCGGTGGTGGTGGCACTCATTCAACAGCCGTTAATCGCAACGGGTTGGTTGGCGCATCGGGTGGCGGTGTGCCACAAAACGGATTGGATTTAGCAGATGCAGCAGCAGGTTTAGGTTCACAAGGTAAAGCGGGTGGATATTCACATAGTCCAGGTTCAAACATTTCGGGTGCAGGTGGTGGCGGTACAAGTGCGGTTGGTGCAAACACATCAGGTAACAATCCTGGTGCAGGCGGTAACGGCACAGCGTCAAGCATCACGGGTGCGTCGGTAACTTACGGTGGCGGCGGCGGCGGTGCTTGTCACCCCACAGGAACTGTTAATGCTTCTGGTGGTACTGGTGGTGGCGGTGCAGGTATGACCGCAGCAGGTGTCGCACCAGTCGCAGGCTCAGCAAATACGGGTGGCGGTGGTGGCGGCGGTGGTGCTTCAGATGAAAACGGAGCAGCAGGTGGTAGCGGCGTAATCATATTGTCATTTCCAACTACATCAGGCACAATCACTATTGGCGCAGGTTTAACAGGTTCAACAACAACTAGCGGCGCAAACACAATTGCAACAATTACCGCTGGTTCAGGCAATGTAAGTTGGGCATAATGGCACATTACGCATTTCTTGATTCAAACAATGTTGTCGTCAAAGTAATTGTGGGTGTTGATGAAACGGTTACGCAACTAGACGGTGATGTAGAAGTTGGCGGTTCTACTGAAGCGTGGGAACAATTCTATGAGAACCAACCGTGGCACTCAGGACTGACTTGCAAGCGCACTTCATATAATGCTTGTGGCGAAGAAGGCGATTATCGTGGCACATACGCCGCTATAGGTTACACATACGATTCTGTGAACGATGTTTTTGTTGCACCACCAAGTCCAGAAGTCGAGAGTGAGGTTTAGTTATGGCTGCAAGGTTGATGGGTTATGTTTCGGCTTCAAACACACCGACAATCATTAACAGCGTGACTTCATTTGCTGTTGAATATGTGTTGCTCGCTGGCGGTGGTGGTGGCGGTGCTGGTTCTGGTGGTTATGGTGCTGGTGGTGGTGGTGGCGCTGGTGGATACAAAACAGCCAGTACTATTTTTAACACAAACACAAGTTATGCAATCGTTGTAGGTGGTGGTGGGGCTGGGGCTACTTTGTCGGGTGCAGGTAGTGGTCCTGCTGCAACATCTGGTTCAACAAGTTCTTTTGTTGATGTTGTCGGGGGAACAATAAGTTCTACTGGTGGTGGTGCTGGTGGTAGTGCTGGTATTACCAACCAAAATGGTTTAACAGGTGGTTCTGGTGGTGGTGGCGGTGCTAATAGTGGCACTGCTGGTACTGGCACTGCTGGTCAAGGTAGTAATGGTGGTGCTTGTGGCGGTTCTGGTGCTGGCGGTGGTGGTGGTCAGTCTGCGGTTGGTTCTGTTAGTTCGGGAACTACGGGTGGTGCTGGCGGTAATGGTATTGCGTCAAGTATTACGGGTAGTTCGGTAACACGGGCTGGTGGCGGTGGCGGTGGTGCTAACGCAGGTGGTGTTGTTGGTGCTGCTGGTTCTGGTGGCGGTGGTGCTGGTTCTAATAGTGGCACGGCTGCTGCTAACGGAACTGCGAATACTGGTGGCGGTGCTGGTGGTGCGGGCAATGCTGGTTCTGGCGGAACTGGCGGTAATGGTGGAAGCGGTATTGTAATTTTGCGTTATTTAACTAGCGCAGCAACAATAACTATCGGTGCAGGTTTGACAAGTTCAACATCAACTGATGGTTCTTATACAGTTGCGAGCATTACTGCTGGTTCAGGCAATGTGAGTTGGGCATAATGGCACACTACGCATTTCTTGATTCAAACAATGTTGTCGTTAAAGTAATCACGGGCGTAGATGAAACAATCACGCAACTTGATAACGGTGTAGAGATTGGTGGTTCTACTGAAGCGTGGGAACAGTTCTACGAGAATCAACCTTGGCACTCAGGGCTGACTTGCAAGCGCACTTCATACAACGGCACTATTCGTGGCAGATACGCTGGTGTCGGTTACACCTATGACCCTGTTGCTGACGAGTTCATCGCACCTGTTGAGCCTTAGATGTGGGTCGCAATCTAACAAGGTGGCTTATACCGCTACCAGCAATCCTGTTCTCGTTCTTTCCACAAACAGCGAACGCTGAACCAACACCAGGGTTAGCAACCACCTACTACACAATCGACGAAATACCACCACTCCAATCCACAACCGAATACCCTGTTTGCGGTTCGGAGACAGAGAACAACATCAACCGCAACTACGACGGCGAACTATTCGAGGACTGCACAGGCGACCT